ATGGTGGTACATTTGATGGTAGTCCAACTGGTATCTATGATGGTAAGTATGAGAAGGAAGTTGACTTTGATCTCAAACAAGCTGATGTCAACATTGACTTTTTCAACATGGCCAAGTATAATATGGACTACATTGACACTCTCCTTGCGAGGTATTTAAATTATGTCGACTATTAATTATAGATTCCGTGAGGACAAGATCCTCAACGAAGTACTAGAGTATATCAGTAAGACCTATAACCAACATTATGTTGGTAAGGAAGAGATCCAGACTATTGATGTTTGGGACTCTCTTGGTAGTGTTGATACTACCTCTAGAGATACTGCTATCAAGTATCTTATGAGATATGGTAAGAAGGATGGATTCAATAAGAAAGATCTTATGAAAGCAATCCATTATATTGTTCTTCTCTACCACTTTACACAACCACAAGAAGGTGAACAAAAATGATGATTCATATTATGGGTGAGCATGGTTCAAAGCTCACAAGTGTACAACCAGGTGATGTTCAACCAAATGCAGTTGACCTAAGACTTGGTAAAGTGTTTAGAATTCTTCCTAATGTGTGTACTCTATCTGAGACACAGAAGGGTCATAGAGGTTCTGTTGAGCTTCAGCCTGATGAGCAAGGCTTCTGGCATCTTGAGCCAGGTACCTATGAAGTCGTAATGGAGAACATTATCGAGGTTGGTGAAGGAGAGGCTGGCTGGGTAATCACTCGCTCTACTCTAAACCGTAATGGTATCTTCTTGACATCTGGTCTTTATGACTCTGGCTATCATGGTGTAATGGCTGGTGCAATGCATGTCCACTGTGGACAGTTTAGTATTCAGAAGGGCACTAGAATTGGTCAGTTCCTACTATTCAAGGCTGAGAGTTTGCATAAATATGATGGTAGTTATGGTTTGAATAAAGAGCATGATAAAAAGTATGGTGTATGATTTGATTGATTATGATAGTGAGATTCTTTCTCAAGAAATTCCACTATTCGACTTTGATAACCCTCCTACCGATCCAGAAGAACTTGCTAAGAATCTTTTGGACACTATGAGACTTCATAAGGGTATCGGTCTATCAGCAACCCAGGTTGGACTTCCATATAGAGTATTCGTTATGGAAGGTGAGCCAGCCTTCGCCTGCTTCAATCCTAAACTCGTAGACGTATCTGAAGAGGTCGTTTCACTAGTTGAGGGTTGTCTATCATATCCAGGTGTAGCTGTTCCAGTTAAAAGACCAGCACACATTCGTGTTAGATTTACTGCTCCTAATGGCAATACCATGACTAGAAAGTTTACTGGCATGACGGCCAGGATCTTTCAGCATGAATATGATCATCTGCAGGGTGTCAACTTCCTAAGAAGAATGCATCCAGTCCATAAAGAAAAAGCTCTAAGACAGCTTAAAAAGTATACACGTTATTTGAAAAACCAACAGAGGTAATTATAATGAATGTTAAGATTGTAAAATTAGTCAACGGTGATGAGATCATCTGTGACCTAGAGGAAACAAAGACTAAGTTGAAGGTTACTAAGCCATTGTTGCTTGCCTTCCAAGAGAACCGCCTAGTGTTTGTTCCATTTATGCAATATACTACAGCAATGGATGGCTTTGAGCTCCAGCATGCTAGCGTATTGTTTGTAACTGATCCAGTTGATTCATTAATCAACGATTATCAGATGGCCACTAGCCAGATCCTAACGCCACCACAGGCAGCTACAACTGGTAAGAAGAGCCTCCTTCGCGCAGTGGAGTAATATAAATGGAAATCAAGATTGAAATTGAAGAGTTGCGCAAACGATCATTGTTTGTAGCCACTCCAATGTATGGTGGCCAGTGTCATGGTAACTATACTCGCTCAATGTGCGACCTAACTGCACTTTGTGTTAAGTATGGTATTAACATGAAGGTCTATTATTTGTTTAACGAGTCGTTGATTACTCGAGCACGTAATTATTGTGCTGATGAGTTTATGAGAAGCGACTTTACCCACATGATGTTCATTGACTCGGATATCGGATTTGATCCAAACGATGTTATTACATTGTTGGCTCTTCAGTCTGATGAGTCGCCATTTGACATCATTGGCGGTCCATATCCTAAGAAGTGTATCTCATGGGAAAAGGTTAAGCAAGCTGTTGATAAGGGTGTTGCTGATGAAAATCCAAATCAACTCGAGCAGTTTGTTGGTGACTATGTCTTCAATCCAGTTATTGCCAAGGATGGTCCAACTCAAATCAAGTTGAGTGAACCGGCAGAGGTACTAGAGATTGGTACTGGCTTCATGATGATTCGTAAGAAGACATTCGAGAAGTTCAGAGAGACATATCCTTATCAGTCCTATAAGCCTGACCATGTCCGTACAGCTCACTTTGATGGTACGAGAGAAATCTTTGCATTCTTTGATACACCAATCGATGGTAAGAGAATGTACATGGGTGCTGAGCTTAAGGCATACTTGGAAGCTAATCCAAGTGCTACACCAGATGACATTGTAAACTTTGTCAATAGTCCTGATAATACTCTACTCAGACAATACTCTAAGAGATATCTCTCTGAAGACTATATGTTCTGCCAGTGGGTACGTAACATGGATATGAAAGTTTGGTTGTGCCCATGGATGCAATTGAACCACACTGGTTCTTATACATTTGGTGGCAGCTTGGCAGCCCTTGCATCAGTTGGTGCAGCGGCTACAGCGGATCTTTCCAAAATTAAGAAATAATTGAGGTTATTATATTATGGCATTTGATAAGCAAAAGGTGAAAGGTGTCCTTGTTGAAGTTTCAAACTCGATGACACGAATTGAAGCTGAGAAGGAATTCATTAAAGATGCAATTGACGCTGCATCCAAGATCCATGAGATTCCTAAGAAGACTCTTAATAAAATGGCTAGAGTATTTCACAAAAATAACTATGCTCAAGAGTTGAATTCCATTGAAGAATTTACTACAATGTACGAGAACATTGTAGGCAATCCTGATAAGTGATAAAGGACAATTTATATTATGAAAATTTCTACTCAGACCTTACAGGTCTTGAAGAACTATGCTTCGATCAATCCTAACCTATCGGTTAAGGCAGGGAATGTACTCAGCACTATCAGTACTAATAAAAATATACTAGCTAAGGTAAGTGTATCTGAGACATTCCCTGCTGCTTTTGCAATCTATGATATGCAACAGTTCTTGGGTGTCGTAAGTATTTTTGATGATCCTGATTTCAGCTTTGGTGATAACTCGGTAGTCATTTCTTCTGGTAACAAATCTATTGAATACATGTATGCAGCATCTGAAATGATTGTTGCGCCATCTGATTCTGTTATCCAGAAGATTGCTGTTACTGATCCAGAAGTTACTATCACACTTCCAGCTCAGACACTTAATGAAGTATTGAAGGCTACAAGTATCCTTCAGCTTGATAAGTTGAGTATTGTTAGTGAGAATAACGAGATCAATGTTGTTGTTGCCGATCCAAAGAACCCATCCTCTAACAAGTTCTCTGTTAAGGTTGATGGAACATCTACTGCTGACCTTACAATGGTCTATGCAGCAGAGAACCTTAAACTAATCCAGGGTGATTATAAAGTTAGTCTATCATCCAATGGTGTTGGCTCATTCAAGAACGAAAAGCTAGACCTCGAGTACTTTATCGCTGCAGACAGTAAGACCAGAAAGAAGGCTTAATGTATGCTAGAAGAAGTACTATGGGTTGAAAGATACCGCCCTCGAACTATAGCTGATTGTATCCTACCGCAGGATATCAAGAAGACATTCCAGGCATTTGTTGATAGCGGAACTATTCCTAACCTACTACTAACTGGTACGCAAGGTACCGGTAAAACTACTGTTGCAAGAGCAATGTGCGAACAGCTTGGCTGTGACTACATTGTAATCAACGGATCTATGAATGGTGGTATTGATACACTACGAAATGAGATCCAACAGTTTGCTAGTACTGTATCTTTTAGTGGTGGTAGGAAGATGGTTATCCTGGATGAGGCTGACTATCTTAATGCTCAGTCTACCCAGCCTGCTCTTAGAAACTTTATGGAAGAGTTCTCTAAGAACTGTGGATTCATTCTAACTTGTAACTTCAAGTCTAGAATCATTGAACCACTGCATTCAAGATGCTCTATTGTAGAGTTTAAGATCCCACCTAAAGAGAAGCCTGTCCTTGCCAACCAGTTCTATAAGAGAGTGTTGGATATCCTTGGCAAGGAGCAGATTGAGTATAATAAGAATGTTGTTGGTGAATTGATTGCCAGACACTTCCCTGATTGGCGAAGAGTGTTGAATGAACTCCAGCGATATAGTATTGGTGGAGTAATTGATTCAGGCATTC